ATTGCAACCCATTGAAACTGAAAGACGTTTGACGATTGTTGGTGGAACTCTTCGCCTCACACCCCGCTAATTATGCAGACGCTTTTTGTCTGGGTATAAATATTATGTTGCTTTTGTCTGTAACTATCTCATTCTAAACACACTGCATAAACGTAATGGTATGCATAAAAGAACGTAAGGGACTCGGGGACCCCTAGCGCGAATGTCGAAGCCCCCCGGTTTGCGCACGCGGTCCGGAGAACTGGCGACCGCGAGGCTGCCATGTAGAATAAGCCAAACTGATGCCCAAGCCGTTTTCTTCTTGACATGTAATACGGCCCGGTGTAATACGTAATACGCGAGCGGTGTAATACAATGAAAACGACGATCAGTTTGAGGGTAGAGGTGGAGGAAGCGGAGAAGTGGAAAGAAAAGGCAGGGTCAGGGAGTTTATCGGAGTGGATTCGGGAGCAGTGTAATTTGACGGCGAGTGGGCAGGCGGTGGTTTTGAAGTCGGGAGTGGAGCAAAGTGGAGAAGTTGATGGAATATCGGAGTTGCCTCGGGGTGGAGAAGTTTCTACGCCTCGGAGACGGAAGTCTGTTTCCGTTGGACCTCTTGCCTCGATCGAGTGTAGTCACTGTGGGCACGGAAAGGCTATGCATCGAGGATTTGGAACGGCGTGCATTCAGGATGATTGTCGGTGTGGAGGATTCAGGTGATAGAGACTCCGGACAAGGGATTGGGGTATTTGCACAAGGAGTACAAGGAGATCGGGGTGCATGAAGCGGCTTCGGTCTGGCAGACGTGCATGTGCCGGTCGTGTCAGGACGTGAGGGAATTACGGCATTACGAGAAGGGGACGGGTTACCGGCATAAGGACGAGAAATACTGACCATGAAGCCGAAGCGCCGGGAGCGGGTGTATACGCAGAGGATTCGGACCGAGATTCGATTGTCGGAGTCGTGTAAGACCGGGAAGCATTTCCATTGTTACAAGCTGAATTGTCCGTGCCGATGCCATGCCCAAGCTAAATAAAGGAGAACCGATGCAAACCACAGAACTTGTACGCATGAAGTTCAAACCAAGACCCGAACCAGCTATTCTGAAGCGAGACGTACTGGCAGCAGCAGCAGTGAAACTCAATTACAAGCCAACCGTCCTTACCGACGAGGAACGGACCGTAGCCATCGCGCTCGAAGAGTTGGGCATTGAGCCTTTGGACCGAAGGTCGGTCGATGCCTACAAGAAATACCAGAAGCAAAAGATCGAGGCCAAAGGATCGAGCCGCTTCGTCCGTTACATGCACTCTGCCCATAGGATTGATTTTTGGGATGGACAAACCGTAGTGGGAGTGATCGGAGTCGGGATTATCGTTTCTGCGGTTCTTACCGGCGCGATTCTGGCCGGGATTGAAGACAAGCCGCCGCTGAAGCATCCAATGTTCTTTGCCGGTTGTGGAATTTGGCTTCTGTCCCTGATGGCCGCTTGGGTGGTGTGCATGGTCGCTCGGCACAAGAACTGTTTCACCATCACCGGCAACTGGTACACCACTCCTATCGAGGGCTATCGACACGCAATTCCGGAATTCGTTCTGGAACGCGCCATGCAAATTAAGATCCGGCTCCCGGAAGCGAACTTCGTGGTCGAATGGCTCGGAGAGGAAACCCATAATGTGCCGACGAGCTACAAGCCGAATCCTCCTGATCCGTTCCTCGCTATGAATTATGGGAGCATCGGCCTCTATCTCGATGTGTGGGATGAACCGAAATTCGAAGGTCGGAGAACGGTGTAACAGGTTTATACTCGGTCCATCTTGCGAAGATGGTGCATTGTCGATGGCAAACGCCGGAGGAAACATCGGTTCGATCCGAAACTCCGGCGTTGCGTCCTCTGTGGAGCCAAGCAGAAGTGAGTGAACGAATCTCGGTTTGTGGTCTCGGCAAAGTCGGACTACCCATCCTGAACCTATTTCGGGAAAAGGGCTATCGAACCATCGGCTACGACCGGGACTGGAAGAGGTCGGAGGCATCTATCGGGGACGCGGTGAATGGTTCCGATGCCTGCATCTTCATCGTCCAAACGCCTTCAAATGAGGATGGTTCCTTCTCGAACGACCATCTAATCGAGGCCCTAACAAAGTTCCATGACGTAGCGCCTGCCGACTACCTGTACATCATCACGAGTACGACGACCCCTGGAAGTTGCGACCGGTTTCGGGCGATTGTCGGCGATAACGTCGTGTACAAGCCGGAGTTTATTCGCTTGGAGTTTGTGGACGCGGACCTTCGAGCGCCGTCGTTTGTGCTGATTGGGGAGCACCGGAAAGAGGCCGGAGACCGGGCCGAAGCGATCTTTCGTGGAATATCCGACGCTCCCGTTAAACGGATGTCTCTCCTAGAGGCGGAGTTGGCGAAAATTACTCTAAATTGTGCGCTCACGATGAAGATTTCTCTCGCCAATCAGTTACACCTCGTGGCCCGAAAACTAGGAGCCGATTCGAATAAAATAATGGACGCAGTTGGAACTGACCCTAGAATTAATCCTCATTATCTCACTCCAGGTTGGCCCTACGCCGGGGTATGCTTACCTCGTGATAATAGAATGTTCCAGTACGTTGCCGAACAGGTGGGAGTTTGTGCGGCGTTGTCGATAGCCGCCGACCAAATCAATGCCGACATCTACCATGAACAAAATTGATTTCGACAATATGAAAGTTTGGGGACCGTACGTCCATAGAACCGAGAAAAATAAGGGACGTAAATTCATTGTCGTTAAAGATGGGCAAAAGACCCGTGCTATGTTTTATAGCCGATGGATTATGACTAAGAAGATATGTCGATGGCTCGATCCGTCAGAGGAAGTTGACCATATCGACGAAGATCGAACGAACGATTCGGAAGATAACCTTCAGATTCTAAACCGTCAGAAAAATGCAGCGAAATCTGCATTCCGGAGAGTAAAGTCAGATTCAAGATTTTGTTTCAATTGTCCTGTGTGCAATAAACCATCGTCAATAGAAATGGCTCGATTGAGGTATCGTAGAAAACGCGGCAGTACTGGACCATTCTGCGGTAAGAGTTGTGCGGTTAAATCAAAATGGAATAGCGACAATCCACCAAAACAAAGAAAGGTTTGGATTGAATCTAATCGAGCGAACGCGTGATTTTTTCGACCGTCAGCCCTGTAACGTAAGGCACGGAGAGGCTCCAGTCGGTACGGCGCTATGGTCCCATCAAGTGACGACCAGACGGTATTGGGTCGAATCGCACATCCCCGACTTCGCCGATTTCCGGCACTGGCAGGGAAAGCGAGTACTCGAACTCGGCTGCGGCATCGGCACGGACACGCTCCAATTCGCCAAGTTTGCCGAGCACGTCGATGCCGTGGACATTTCAAAGGCCAGCCTCGAACTTGCCATGAAGCGAGCGGCCCTCAACAGCTACACGAACATCGGATTCTACGAGGGGAATATCGAAGACCCGCTTCCCTTCACGGCAAACGAGTGGAACACCTACGACCTCGTCTACAGTTTCGGCGTCCTCCATCACACCCCGCATCCCGAAGCAGCCTTACAGAATGCGCACAAGTTACTGAAGCCGAACGGCGAACTTCGGATCATGCTCTACGCCAAATGGAGCTACAAGCGCCTGATGGGGCATCAGCCTGAAGCGCAGTCGAACTGTCCACTCGTTCGGTGGTATTCTGTGGCGGGAGCGAGGCGGCTCGTGGAGACCTGTGGATTCGAAATCGTAAGCATCGAGAAGCGGCACATCTTTCAATGGCGGGTCGATGACTACATCCAACACCGTTATGTGAAAGCGTTCCCGTGGAACATTGTTCCGCACCGTTCGTTTGAATCCATCCTCGGCCATCATCTATTGGTGAAGGCGAGACTGCGGTCCCCGAAAACGTCGGCGACAACTACTGCCTCAGTAGGTACGACCCCACGTCCGACAACGGGGACCTCCAAATTCTGAGGAGTGGCATGGCAAAAGTCATCCTAGCTGGCGGCCCGTCCTTCGCGCTGTTCAATCCGAGCCTGCACGCCTCGCTCGGCCTGCTCTACCTCGCCTCGGCGCTTCGAGAAGCGGGGCATGAAGTCAAAATCATCGACTGCCACAAAATCAGCACCTTCGATGCCGAAGCGAACAAACTCCGCGTCGATCCCGACCAAATGGAACCCTGTGACATCTTGGGCGTTTCCATTGTCACTCCGAATGCCGAGTTTGGAGGGCAACTAGCCGCGCTCTGGCCTGCGAAGGTTAAGGTTGCCGGTGGACCGCATGTGACGTACATCATCGACGGTCCCCATGCGCAGTTCAAGCAGAAGAAGTATTTCGAAGGGTTCGACTTCCTGATGACCGGCGAGTGCGAGGAATCGTTCGTCCAGTTCTGTAATCTATGGCAGGCGGGCGGGGACGTAACCCGAGTACCGGGAGTGACGTGGTTTGATGCCTTCGGAGTGCATCAGCTTTACCCATCGCCGCCACTTCCCGATGTGACGAAACTAAAACTGCCAGCTTATGATCTTTGGGAACATTACTCTTCGGGGGGCCTACAAGTAGAGAGCAAGTCGGGAAAATCCATTGATGCCGAGGAACGGAAGATAGGCTCCCTGTGGTGTTCTAGGGGATGCCCGTATGCGTGCTCTTTTTGCGCTGATGCAAGAACTAAATTGCGAGACGAAACCCTCGATCAAATAGAAGCGGAAGTGAAGGCCTTGGCAGAACTTGGCATTACGGCTCTACGGATTTGGGATGATGTATTGACTATCAAAGCAAAACGGTGTCGGGAATTAGCTGCACTTTTCCATGACTACGGAATGCTCTGGCGCGGTTGGAGTAGAGTTAATTTAATGGACGCCGATCTGTACAAATACCTAGCTACAAAGGGGTGTACGGAGATGGGTTTTGGGGTTGAGCATGGCAGCGCCAGAATGCTAAAAGCGATGCAAAAAGGAACTACTCCAGAAGCAAACGAAAAAGGTATCGGGATTTGCCAAGATGCAGGAATTGTCGCTCGCGCCTATTTGCTTATTGGATTCCCCGGTGAAACCTGGGAATCTATCTATGAAATGCAGACTTGGTTGGATAAAGTGCGACCAGATGCGGCCAGTCTACATATGTTTCAACCATATCCAGGGTGTGAGGTTTGGAATAACCCCAATAAGTTCGGTGTTACTATTTTGCCAGATACATTTTCTGCTATGTGGGAATTAGATGATTCCGATCCTAAAACAATTGTTCTTGATCTTCCGACAATGACAAAAACGGAATTGTTCGATGCTCGCCATATGCTCCACCAATGGATTACAGAAAATATCTCTCTACGACTGGCGAATCGCTAATGCCTCCAAGATCGCACGGATGCAGTCAGAAAAATCCTACCTATGCCACATGGAACAGCATGAGACAGCGGTGTCGTAATCCAAACAATCCTTACTATAAAAATTATGGAGCGCGGGGAATAGCCATCTGTGAGAGATGGGGGAAGTTCGTCAATTTTCTAGAAGATATGGGTAAACAGCCCAAAGGTGGAACATTAGAACGCATCGACAATAATGGGAATTATGAACCTCAGAATTGTAAGTGGGCTAACCGATGGGAACAGACGCGAAATGAGAGGAAGAATATTCGCATCACAGTAGGTAGCGAAACTATGATCTTGCAGGATTGGGCTGACAGGCTTGGCATCCACGAAGAAACTCTTCGCCGCTGGTATCATAAAGGAATTTGGCCCCAAGATTTCAACCGTCGTCCCCGTCCTGGCTATAGGCCAGATTTCACTCCGATACCTAAACAGCTACAACTAGAAGGCAGGAAAGCGGCCATCGCTAGGTGGGTGCGAAAGCATCCCGACAAAGCCAAAGATAAATTGATGCGTGGAATAGTTCCCGAAGAAGATGCAAACGTAATGAGAGTTGCGTTGGGGATTCAGTGAATCTGTCTGTAGTTTTAGCGGGCCGGAACGATCAACACGCCGGAGACTTCATCGACCGGATGAACCGCTCGTTTGAAACGCTTCCCTCCGATGCAGAAATCATCATGGTCGAATGGAACCCTCCCGAGGATCGACCTCCGCTCGCTTCCGAGATCAAGTATCACGGGGTTCGGGTCATCACGGTTCCCCGAGACTTGCACAGCCAAATGCACGGCCACGACTGGCTGCCGTTCTTCGAATATCGGGCTAAAAACGTGGGGATTCGGCGGTCGGCAGGCGAATGGGTGCTGTGCATGAATCCCGACATCCTACTCAGTTCCGAGATTCGGGAATGCCTGTACGGGAACTTGTACGAAACCTCGTTCTACACAGCCCCTCGGCATGACATCCGGGACGGGAATCTGGTACAAATCTGCCACGGTCCGGGAGACTTTATTCTGATGCACAGGAGCCGGTGGTTCGCGTTCGGCGGGTATCTCGACCTTGTGAGCTATTCGCATCTCGATTCCCTGCTCTGCTGGACGCTCGAAAAGTCGGGCATGAACAAGGTCGAACTGCCATTCCCGATCTACCATCAAGAGCACGATCGTTCGGTTCACAAAGGCCGAATGTCGATTCACTCCTCGGACATCCACCGATTCATCGGGCAAACGAATGAACCCGATTGGGGACTTGCCAACATCCATTTGCCAGAGGTAACGACGTGAAAGTGGCTCTCCTCTATCCGACAGTCGGGGCATTGTGCGAGAAGATGGCAACTCTGTTTCCCGGTCTCACCGTCATTGGTCCTCCGTGCGATGATCTCTATAAATGGGACAAGCGGATTCTACCGCTGGCGAAGGCGAATGATCGAGTGAAGGAATGGCAAGAAGTGGGCCTCGACATTCATTTCGAAGAGAAGCCGTACTCGGAGTGTGATTTCTCGAAATTCGACCTGTTGATCGAATCGGTCGAAACTTTCAACTATGCCGCCGACTGGAAGAATCATTGTCATCGAGTCGAATGCCCGATTCTGGTCTTCGTGTGCTGGTTCGATAATCCGTCCTCCCTGCCATCGAACTACCAAGAGAAGATTAAGAGCGTGCCAATCAAGATCGGGATGCCGTCGATTGTTCCAGCCTGGAAGTCGGTCTATCCCCAAGCCGAGTTTGCTCCGGTGCCGGTGGGCGACTGGTGGTTCGAGCGGGAATGGACTGGCATCCGGGAAGAGGCGCTCTTTGTGCTTGCCGGGAAGGACCTGTGGCGACCGGCAGACAAATCGGTCTGTGGGGTTGACCTCTTCGAACGACTCTCGGAACGCTTTCCGGGACGGATGCACCACCACGATGGGGCAATGGAGTTCAAAACCTCGAAGCAAATGGCCGAAATGTTTAGCCAGTATCGGGTGTTCGTGAATCTTGATGGTCATGGCGGTAGGCCCCTCTGTACGTCGTTTACCGAGGCTTTGGCAGCCGGTATGCCGGTGGTGGCTCGGGACCTGCCGGGACTCTCCTATATGGGCTATATCGACGGCAATGGGGTTGCAGCCGACAATCTGAACCAAATCGAAAGATTTCTCGATCAATGTTTCGAAAACATTAATTTTGCTAGGACATGCAGTATGTACAGTCGAGCCATTGCAAGGGCGGCGTTCTCTGTTGCGAATGTTCGGCCCCACTACGAAATCGAGAGGTCGGCATGAGTATCAGTCTGCTTCTCCCGACTCGGAAACGCCCGAAGGAATTACGGCGAATGGTCGAATCGGTGCGTAAAACTGCCGATAGCGAAGTGGAGGTTGTGGTCTATATCGACACGGATGATGAACTGAGTGTTCCGGTCGCTCAAGAACTGGGGCTTCGATATAAAGTTGGTCCACGGATTCGGAAAATTACACAAGCATGGAATGAGATTTTACTCCTAGCCACGGGGGACATTTTTCAGCAAACCAATGACGACATTGTGTTCACTACAAAGGGATGGGACGCGATTATCGAAAAAGCGTTCTCTGAAGTTCCCGACAAGATTATGCTGGCGCACGGGTCGGATGTCTTCGGTCACGGCAGCAACTTCGGTCCTCATGCTTTCGTACACCGTAAATGGGTTGAAACTTTAGGATATTTCATCCCGCCCTATTTCTCATCTGATTTCGGCGATGCTTGGATTTGTGAAATAGCGAACATCCTCGGTCGCCGGAGATTCCTGCCTTTCAACGTAGAACACTATCATTTCTCTCAGGGCATGGTCGAGGTGGACGAAAACACAAAGGAGCGGCTCCAGCGGCATCAAGAGGACAATCCCGAGGTTTTGTATTACAGTTCCGAAATGGCATCCGAGCGGTACCGGGACGCCATGAAACTCGCAAAGCTGATGGACAAGACTCTCAGCACGAAGGGTTGGTGCCCGCCGCACAACAATATTCGGAGCGCCGGGATGTGTCCGAAGTGCGAGAGTCTATCGACGGTCACGGTTGGACTCGGAAAGTTTTTCTGCAATGCTTGCGGCCAAGAATTTATACGATGAAACTTCAACTCCTCTGCCTGACCATGCCGACGCGCATGGAATTTCTGAAGCGCCTGTACAAAACACTCGACCGGCAACTCGATCATCGAGACGCCAGTGTGCTGATTCGGATGTGTGACCCGGCCTACACGCTCGGCGAGAACCGGGACATGCTGCGTCGAGCCTCGGAAGGGCAATACATCTGCTTTGTCGATGATGACGATTTGGTTCCGGACGACTATGTGGACACCATCCTGCCTCTACTGGTACGAGGCGTGGACTACGTTGGATTCGACGTGCAGTGCTATATCGACGGGAAGAAGCTCGGCAAGCTGACCCATCACTCACTTCGATACGAGGGCTGGTATGAAGACGAAACAGGCTTCTACCGTGACATTTCGCATATCAACCCGATTCGACGGGACTTAGCTCTCCTCGAACCAATGGAAGGCGGGCACGGAGAGGACGTTCGTTGGGCTGATCGAATGCGTGCCCGTAATGTTCTGAAAACGGAACGCTACGTCGGGAAGGTGCTTTACCACTACTTTTTCCGGACCCGAAAGAACATGGGCAAACCGTGCCCGAAGTGTGGCAGTACGTCCACGGTGCTTGTCGGCGAAGGGACGGCCTGTAATGGCTGCGGGGAGGAATTTGACCGGCATCCGGAGCAAAAATCTTGTCTTTGGACTTGACTTGGGCATCGAGATTTGCGAGTATGCGGGCTGCGGGATCGGTTGCTCCGGTTGAGCGAGGGCGGGTGGGTAGCGAGTGGACCAACGTGGAGGGTATGCGACCATTACCCTTCGGCGGGTCGGACAAGGCTTAGGCCGCCCTCGTTTTTAAGCCTTCCAAGCGATATAACCCAAAAGTAGAAGTTCGAGGATCATCGAGGCGAGCATAATTGCGTGGTAGTGCCGATCCACCCAACTTACTTCAGAATCCACGCTACGAACAGAAGGAATCCCGCGATTGATAGTGTCACCCATGCCGATTGTTGCCTCCCAGTACCCCGCATTACTCCTCCAATAACGGAAACTCTTCTCCATCGACTGTATGGAAGTCACAGACATATTCCGGTTCGACCGACGCATCATCCTTCGGCCTGAAGATTTCGCACGTATGGAACTTGTCGATCACCCGTTCGAAAAAATGCTGGCAGGTTCGGCAGATTTCTTCGCCTTCTCCGTCACGGTAATTGACTTCATCCTCTGAAAATTTATAGGGACGATCCTTCAGAAGCCGTTCGTAGGAATCTTTGGAAATCATCTAATGAACCTCGGTAGGCGGCACTTCGACATCGGACGGTCTCATGCGAGCCTTCGATTCGATAGCCGCAATTTCCTCTTCGGAGAGTTCGAGTGCCGGAAGGGGCGGTAAGCCGAACTTCGCCCCGCAACTCCCACAGTATACGTCATCCGGCGCTCCCGGTTTCCCGCAATTGCAGGTCTTCCCGAGCCGAGTACCATCGTTTCGGCAGAAGGAGTCCCCGGCCTTCGGTACGCGGTCACAGGTTGGGCATACGAGGTTCCCAATCCCGGCAGGTTTCTGTGGGACGGGAGCCGTCTTTACGAGTTGCTGTGCCCACGGGTGACACAGGCACCGGCAGTCCCGGTTTGCGCACTGTTCGTGGTGCCCCGACATGCAAAATTCATACAGGCCCGGAATTGTCGATCTCCTTCCGGCCCCATCGCTTCATGGCAGCATGACGAGCCTTGAGCCGATTGGCAGCCGACTTCTTCGGGCTGGACACCCTCCCGCCCTTGGCTCCCCGGCAACAGATACACGGGAAGGGTCGATTGTGCAGGTCGCAGATTCCGTTCGTTTCAGTGCCACGCATCGCCGGAACCATACCACAATCTGTAGCGTATACGCTATGCCCAAGCACAATTTGGTTGTATTTCGATTCGGCTTGGGAATATATTCCGAACGTGCCTGAACTTCCAACGTGCGGAAACTTCCTAGCAGGAACTTGCGAACGCTCCGACGTTTACGTGTCCCGAGAAACAGACTCCGTATTTGTAATGACCTGCCGAACCTGCTCCTCCCATAACGTATGGCCGAAAGACAAAGACGAATCGGCGGGTAAGTATCAATCATTTCTGAAGCACAAAGCAGCCCGAGAAGCACAGCAACGGTACGAGTCAAGCCGACCAGCGTACTCGTTGCCGACCAGTGGAGGAAAATGACCGTGATGTCGCCCGAAGCACGCGCTTTACAATCCGCAAAAATGAAGGAGAGTTGGATTAAGCGGAAGGCCGAAAAGGGGCAAGCCGCCGCCGATCCTGCTCTGCGGGAAGCTCAAGCCAAAGTTCCGATGAATGCTCCCATCGAACGCGGAACGATGGTTGCCGAAGTGAAGGACGAAGCGATTCCGACCGAAGCCCTACCGGTACGTCCCGTCTATTTCGCCGACAATCACATCACCGTCGAAGTCGATTGGGAGCACCTTCCGATGACCGAAGCGCAATCCTTCTACGCCTACCTCAGATCGGCATTCGAGAACGCCGGTAAAATCCTGAATGCGCGGTCGATGGAACGCACTGCCGGATATACGTGTTTCATGTGTCATAAACATTTCAATGGGAATCCCGGCTTCACCGATCACAGTTACCAAGACCCGGCAACCGGCCTATTCCCCCGAGTGGATTGTTGCGGCGAACTCTGCGTCATCAACTACAACGCATTCCGAATCAATCAACGGCACCAACGAGAATTAGCGAAGGCTGCCTCCGAACGGGACAATGCCTAAAGCGAACGATCCGAGTTGGATGGATCGGTCTCGCGTATTACTGTCTCGCCTCCCGATCAAAGACCGCGAACACAATCAAATGACCCCGTTTCACTTCTTTCCTAGCCAGGAGAAGCGGTTCCAGCGGATGCGGGAGCAATGGCGTAAAGAGGGGCATATCCGGATCATCGACCTCAAAAGTCGCCGTGTGGGATTCTCGTCTCAAACCGAAGGTATTTTTTGGAGTCGGGGCCTCGGGTTCGCAAATATGAACATGAAGATCGTCGCCCACCTTGCGACGAGCGCCGAGGAATTGTTTCGTGTTCCGGGCGATCTATCCCGAGGATTCCCGAACTTTCCGCTCGAAGACATCCAGCAAAAGAAGATTTACTTCCGCCATCCGAGTGGAGACAGCCATTTGACGGTTGCGACCGCTGGCACTCCATCGGCGGGGCGCGGAGGTACGCTCTCCGCACTCCATCTGTCCGAGGCCGCTTCGTACCCTGATGACGAGATTTTTACGGCCATGATCTCTTCGGTATCGAAGGGTCCGGGAAGCATGATAATCATTGAATCGACGGCCAATGGCCGGGAAGGGCCAGGAGCCGCGTTTGCCGAGTATTGGGATGAAGCGGTAGCGGGCCGAAACGGATACATCCCGAACTTCGCATCGTGGCTCGAAGACCCGGCCTTCATTCGTCCGGAAGAAGAGGCGGAAGACGCGCCTCGGGATGACCTCGAAAAGGAGCTAATGAAGGCTCCGTTCAATGCGACCAGGGAACAAATTGCCTGGATGCGCCGAACGAAAGCTGATGACTGTCGGAACATCGAATCGAAATTCCTACAAGACTTTCCGCACACACCCTCGGTAGCCTTCCAAGTATCGGGCTACCCGGCTTTCCCGAGGGAAGAACTGGCCTATGCGGAAAGCACGGTCAAACCTCCACTCTGCCGAGGGTCTTTTCAGCGTGTGGCTGGAGGTGCGTCTTTTAAGTTCGTCGAGGATGATAATGGTCCTGTCCATGTTTGGAAGAGACCCGTCAACGAAAAAGGTCGTCCGGATGGACTGCACTACTACATCGGAGCGGATGCTGCTCTTGGAACTGAGGAGGGCGACTTCTGTGCTTATGCGTGTCTGTGCGGAGAGACCGGTGAACTTGCTTGCCGCTTTGCAGAACGCATTGCCCCCGAAGTTCTGGCGAATCAACTCGATATGTGCGGACACTACTACAATCGAGCTATGGTAAACCCGGAACTGACCGGAAACCTGGGCCGGTGGGCGCTCGTCAAGCTTCGAGACGAGTACCGGTACCCCAACATCTACACCTGGAAGGGCCGAGACGACCGAAAGAAGGGCAAGAGCCGGAGCATAGCCCTCGGATTTGAAATGACGCAGGCGACGCGACGATTGATCGTCGATGCAGCGAGAAGTGGAATCCGGATGGGACTTCGAGCCGATCCAGGGGCACTCGTCATCAATGATCGAGCCTTAATGGATCAACTCGGGATGATGACGGTGAAGGAATGGCGGTGGGACATTCTTCGGGGACACGACGACATTGCTGTCGCTTGGATGATAGCGTGTTTAACGCGTGAGCAATACCCTCCAGCCCGGATGAAGTACGCCCCCAAAAACACGATGGACCCGCAGAATCCGAAACAGGTCCTCGAAATGCCGATCAAGGAAGAAATCGGGCCAATGATCCAACGGGAAATGAAGATGTTTATGAAGGCCGCGAAAACGAAGGTGAGGGACCGTCTTGTCGGCATATAACCGAGGAGAACTTAGCCTAGAGGCGTACTTGGTCCGGATTCTGGCGGCGCTGTGCCGTCAGAGTGGGGGAGAACTTCGGATCAAAGGGGAACTCGTCGATGCGATCAATGAACCGACCACACTCCTGAAAGATTGGGATTCCCGGACACAGGAACTCGTCCTGCGAACTCATATGGGAAGTTTTGGAGAAGTTTTCCGAGTTGTTCCGGAGAAGCAGCCAACGAAAGAAGTGATTGCCGCCGATCCGATACGGAAGGCCGAAGACCAACCAAATCTATTTGCTCCGAAGGGTAGCACTTTGGACGACGAGAAGCTGAAAAAGATAGAAACGGATTTGACACGTCGCAGGATCGCATCTTTAATATCGGAAGACTTGAAGAAACGACGGCAGCAGCCGGAGGCACAGTGAATAATCCAACCATGATAATCACGTTTGACCGGGAGAGCCTGGAAATCTCGATTGATGCCCCGGAAATCTCCCTCGATTTCGGTATTTCGCTCTTGGACCGGGCGAAGCGGGTACTCGAAGCGCAGGAAAAGATCGTGCTGATGCAGAAGGCGGCTGCGCAGAGCCGAATTGACGCCATGAACGAAGCTAAGACCGGCAGAATCCTAGATCGGGTCAAACTGCAATGAGCAACGAAGAGAACGCCAAAGCCATATTCGACCGAATCTGGAAGCAGTTCTCAGAGGATCGGAAAGAGGGTCGAGCGAACGCCGCCGCGAAGCTCCAACGGTCGCTGGCCGAACACGCTTCCGACCTCGTTCCCGCCTACGCTACGGCGAAGGAATTTATGTCAATGGTCTTTGATTGCGAAAACTTCACGAAAGAGGACAAACAGTCGAATTCCGGCGATCCGATGACCAATATGTCGGACTGGCTTTCGGGGAAGGTAGACCTTTCTCGAATCTCGATGATAAAGGAGCGTACACATTGATTCCAACGTGTGTATACTGCCATCGGCCCATGCAATTGAACACGGCGCTCAGTACGGAGACGGTCAAGCAGTACATTTGCGGTTGCCGAGGATTCGTGTACTACCACAACATTCCGACTTGGAAGCCGCCGCTCGAATTGAAGGGGAGGCGTCGTGGAGCGTAGAAAGCTACTTCAGATGCTCGGATTCACCCCTACTCTCGCTCTGTCTCTTCAGGGGATCAAACTCCACGAAACAAAAGACACGCAATACAAGGGCTGGACGATCAAGTGGAGTGATTGGATTCCCTGTATGAACCAGCACCTACTCGTAGGACGGTGGGTCGCTATGAAAGAGGGCGAATCTATAGGCGTATATTCTTCCGTTCCGGGGGCTTGTGGATGGTTCCTTCCAGGACAAATGTTTGATATTTCCATCCATGAAGGTCAAATGTTCATTACACCGGAAATTACGGTAGTGGCGGCAGAAAAACAGAAGGAAATGGGACTCATTCGGCTGCTAAAGTTTTTGGACAATCCCGATCCTCTGCCGCGATATTGGAGATAAATAGTGTCCGTCACCTACTTCCCGGCGATTCTGACTGACGAGAAGAAAACCACCGCCGTCCCCGGCGACAAGAAGATTTCGAAGCAAATTGACGAACTCGTTCGGATGTCCACGCAGGAACGGGAGCAGAAGCAGGGCGGCAATCACATTGCCGACATGAAGAATTTTTACAACTTGACGTACTACCCGAGCGCATCAACCCCTTCCTTCCGTCCCCGTGTTACCCTCCCCGAAGCGCAGTTTCTTGCTCTCTGCGAAGCCACGGATTTAACGAACGATACCCCGAAAATCTACATTTCGGTCGATGGCAAGGCCGATGAGCAGCGGGAGAAGGCGTTTTCAGCGGCATGGCGGCTCGGGATGTTCAATAACCGTATCTTCGATGCTGTGTTTTGGGCGCAGTTGACGAATCCAAGTTGGCTTTGGCTTGGGTATAACCCCGACGCTCGAAACGGCAAGGGCATGGTTTGGCTCGATGCAGTGGACCCTTCGACAATCTTCCCCGACCCTCACGCCAAGGATGACCGAACCTGGGGTTACGTCGTCGCCGAGAGGTACTTCTACGTCGATGAAATCCGGCGCATGTTCCCGGACAAAGGGAAATACGTAAAGATCGGCGGAGGGTACGATGACTACGAAGACGACGAAACACAAGGTTCCCGGTTCGACCTTTCGATGGAACTTCCTCCGGGACCTCTTCGGGTCGATGCCCCGGAAGGTTTCGAGCATCAAAGGAACGGACCTCGTGTGCGTGTACGGTACGCTTGGGTTAAGGATTATGCCCGAGATCGAGTGGAAGAAATTGCAGGGGTTAAGGCTGGAGAGGGATTCGAACTCATAGTCCAGCCGAAGTTTAAGTGGAGATTTCCAAATGGCCGATTCATCGTCGAGTGCAACGGGATCATCCTCGCCGATGGGCCGAATTTCATTCCTCGGCTGCCTGAAGATGATTTCGGAACTTTTCCTTTTGTCGGTATTTGGTCTATGCCTCACCTTGACAGTATTTACGGTCCTCCTCCCGTTCGTTACGTTAAGTCTCCCCAGGATATTGCGGAACGCATGTACACGCAGTTGATCGAAAACATGATCCGCACGAACAATGTGCAGTGCTGGATTCCTCGGGATTCGAACATCGACATTGATGCCTACGGCGGGTTGCCGGGAGAAGTGCAGGTGTACGACGGGGACAAGCCTCCGACCATGAGTTCCCCACCGGCCATTCCGCAGCACATGACGCAGATACCCGAAGTTCTGCTTCAGAAGGTTGCGCGGTACTCGGGAAGCACAGCCGAGCGGCAAGGGCAAGCGGGAGGGGGAAACATTTCTCCGGAACTGTTTGATGCCGCTGTCTTTCAGGGGCAGACATTCGTTCGGATGAAGGCCCGCTTGCTCGCCGAATCATATCAGCGGCTTGCTCGAATGGTTTTCTACACGATGGCGAAGTTCAAGCGGCAAGAAGACACGATGATGCCGCAACGCGGGAAGCAGAAATCGTGTTCGTGGCTGCCGGTTCCCGATGCGGCGGAGTGTGACTTGGAACTTGATGCGGTTACGCTCCAAGCGGTGTCTTCGTCCATGATGAAGAATCTGGTCATGGCGCTCTCGAAGACTGGAGCATTGCCTCCGAAGTTCATCTTCGAGACTCTTGGACTCCCGCAAGCAGAACAACTAGCCGAGGATGCGCAACACGCCCAGGAACTTGCTGCCGTGGCGAAACTTAAAAGGCCCCGATGATGTCAGAATGGGTTCCAGTTTCAGAAATCGCCCGTCGATACGGTAAGCATTCCGTAACCATTAAGCGATGGTGCAAGGATGGATTTATATTGCATTTGGGTTTTCGCATTCGAAAAGACCCAAAAGGCCAATGGTTTCTGTGCGAAACAAGCAACGAACAAAGTGAACAGAGTAAACCCAACGGATTGACCAAGTAAGCAGCATACCCCAATCTGTCCTGCGTGCAACAAAAGTTTGAACTGATTCACCTCTCCGAACACACACACCCTGGGTATCACACCCCCGTCTATCTCGTTCAATTTGCCGTCGATGGACAGGTGTGCCCGCCGTTCTGGTCCACGAAGCAATCGAGGATCGAACTTGGTGAGGATATGTGGATGGAGAACCTGAAGCTCGAAGCGCAGGGTGCCCTTGACGAGTGTGGACCTTCGAAGGCTTTGACGAATTAGCAATTCTTGGTGAAGGAGATCGTTTATGGCAAAGCGGGGCAAGAAAAGCTCCATGAACACAAAAATGGCGGGACGCCATCCAGGGAGTCGGAAAGCTGGCCGGTATTAATCTCGGTGAGGCCTATGTTCAGCAGCATGGCACATAACACAAAGCCACACGACATCGAGTTTGAAGGCATAGCCGCGATAGTGATGGCCATGCGGTTTGCATTCTATACAGCATTTGGAGCATTTTGTTGGCCTTACGAGTTTACCGACACGAATAGCATAGTGAACAGCATTTTGAGCTTTGATTTTTTCAGGGTGCTCTCTCCATGCTTTACGTTTCTTCTCCAGGATTTTTTCTGGATGATTTTTGCTCCATTCTCTGTGTTGTTCAGCAGCCTTTCCAGGATGAAGCAATCTTTGTCGCTCGTAATATTCGCGTGTTTTTCCTGGATTTATTTTTCGCCAATCTCGTTGCGATTCAGCAGCTTGTGGCATGGGCTGATTTTACTACAAAGCACGTAAATTATCCTGGGGGTCTCTCCGTAAATTCGGATGCCTAGGACAGAAAAGGAGACACCAATATGGCTCGAAAGCGCGGTAGACACTCGAAGCGTAAGTAAGATATGCGCTGAGAGTACAAAAAGTGCGTGGAAGGCACTGCCGGGGGCGGGACTCCCTTTCTGCTTGTTCCGCCCTTCGCACTCTAGGAGAAGCAAATGCCCGATACACGGAATGGTCGAAACAATCGGATTGACGTAGAGCAGATCGACCGGAACATCCAAACCACCGAGGATTCGTACCTGGAATCCCCGTTCAACGAAGAGATTATGGCCGGAGACGCGGATTACGGCGATGTTCTCTTCAATAGCCTCCCGGAAGATCGGGTTGGGTTTATGAAGAACGGACATAAACGGAGTTAGCGCTTCCGATGCTCAATGCCATGACAGGTCGAACAGAGCCACACAACATCAAGTGGGAAGTCGTATCCACGGTGATGATGGCCTTGCGGTCTACATTTCTTGCCGCATTTAGAGCAGTGATCGGGGCGAGTGAGCGCTCCGCCTGCGAGTGTATGATTGACGGCGTTCCTGGCGCTGAATTTCTCAGGGGATTCTTTTCTTCTAATTTTTTGACGCTCAGAAACCCTCTGGAAATTCTCTCGATACCAGTTTTTCCAGTTCCGTTTTTTGGTTGCTTTTCTATGCGGTTGAGCGGCCATCTCTCTCCGCCGTTGATACGATTTCCTTTCATATTCAGCCACTTTAGCGGGATTTCTGCGCCTCCATTCTCTCTGGTATTCGGGCGTGGAGTGTGAATTGGGCACGATGAATTTTACAACGGAGGTAAGGAAAAATCATGGCAAAAGGCGACCACTTTTCAGTTTTTGATTCGCCCTATGAAGTTCAGCCACCCAAGGGCGCTGCCGAGGGTCCGATTGATTACGGCGGCGTTGCCGAAGCGGACATGCGCACCGATCCGATGGGCGTTCTACCGAAGGATGCGAAACCTCGGAACATTGGTCCGAGTTCGAAAGAGTAATGTTTGGCGACTCCTACAAATCCGTTAATGGGCGGCGGTGCCCCTCCGGGCGCTCCGGGCGGTGCTCCGGGTGGAGGGATGCTCTCGACTATCCTCGGGGCGCTTTCCAATCGAGCCTCGACGAATCCAGGGCAGGACTTTTCGCAGCAATCGGCAGCGTTACAAGGTGCCGACCCTTCGATGGTTTTACGTCAACTCGAAGCGGTAAACCAAGTTCTCGGCGTTTTGTTCGTCAAGACGTTCCAAACGCTCCCGAACATGGCGAATCAGATCAGCGCGACGATGAAAGCACTCTCTAGGGCCATTAAAGAGGGGCAGCAAGCCTCGAATGTAACCGAGGCGGTCAGTAAGAACGAAGAGGGTTCAGGGCAAGGGCCGATCAATTTCAGCCCGGTAAGTCAAGGAGCGGTTCCTGGTGCCGACCAGGGTGCAACAACGTAAAGGAGAAAGGATTTTATGTCCGTCGATCAGATCAAAAAGTTTCTCGAATCCGCCAAGGAATATCCCGACGCCACACCGATTCGCATCGGGGATACGGAAATTCCATTGGGGTCCCTCCGGCAACTAAACTCTGCCGAGCGGCAGTCACTTTCCGAACGAATGCAGGGGGTTGAAGCGAAGGAAAAGGACCTCCAAACGAGGCAACAGTCCGTTGTCGAACTGGCGCAGAAGGCGCAGCAGGCGTATGACGCCGCCGAAGAAGCCCGAAAGAAGGCGACTACGCGGCAGGCCGATCCCGGAAGTGACCCATTTGCCGATCCGTGGCTTGCTCCGGTCAAGACGGCTCTCGGAGAGCGCGACAAGAAGTTCGAAGAATTGACTAATCTGGTCAAAACACAGCAAATGACGCTCGCGCAAGCGGCTCAGGTCTTCATGCGCCGGGAATGGGACCGCGAATACAGCGGCCTGAACTTCGGCAAGCGTGAGAAGAAACCCACCCGTGACGAAATCCTGAAATACGCCCAAGAAAACAAGATTGTCGATACGGACGGAATGCCGTCTGTGCGGCTGGCGTGGGACAAGATGTCGGAAACCGACCGGCTCGAAAGCCTGAAGCAGGAAGCTCTCGAAAAGGGCCGGGAAGAGGGTCGGATGGAAGCGATGGCGGCTCGCGTTACGGCTCCCGGAGTCTCGGGAATGGGACAGGGGCCACAGCCAACGAATCGGAAGATCACTCCCGACACCGACGTTCTCGGAGATTTGTACACCGAAGCCCTCAAAGACCCTGATTTGAGAGCACTTATCGAGCAGACGGGTGTGGTATAAAAGCGCATCCCTTGGAGGGGATGCCGATGAGTGGACCGTACAACGAAGAAAAGAAACAATATATGCGCGAATACTACAAAAAACACAGTGAGCGCATAAAGGCCCGAGTGCAGAGGCATTACGAAGCCACTCGGGATGACCAGATTGCGTATCGCAAGCAGTATTACCGGGACAACAAAGAAATCATGCTTGCGAACATGGCGAAGTATCGGGAAGCACACAAAGATGATCCCGCCTTTTGGACCGCTCGAAGGGATGCCAAGAATCGCTATCAGGCTGCCCTGAAAGCAAAGGTATTTTCCGCTTACGGCAATAAGTGTACGTGTTGCGGAGAAACCGAAGAACAATTTCTAACCATTGACCATATCCACGGAGACGGGAAACAACATCGTGCCGAAGTCGGAATCCGTGGTGTGTACAAGTCAATCAGGGACCAAGGTTTTCCGAAGGACAGGTACCAACTTCTGTGTTGTAACTGCAATTGGGCAAAGGGTATTTTTGGCATCTGTCCCCACGAATCCAAGCGGTTGCAGAAGAAAATCTCAATTGTCGAGGACGACGGTCTGCGAGCTATCGCGGGCTAATAGGAGAGTCAGATGGCGCTCACAGTCGGAACTGGTATTAACCAACCTTCTGCATTACTGGTTAATACACTTTCGTCGATTGCTCAGAAATTGGTCTTTCCGAAAATCGCAGATTTGGTTTTTCAGCCGAGTCCGACATTTTCGTTCCTGAACCAGTACGCGAAGAAATACAACGCCGGAGCGGAAATCGTCTATCCGCTCTTGACGACCAAGATCACGACTCGCGGCTCCTATTGGGGCGATCAGCTTTTGCCGACCTCGGCAATCGACGCGATTCAGCCTGCCGATCAGGTGTGGCGCGGTTACTTCCAAGCGACCACGCTGCCGGTCATGGACATCGTGATCGGGCGCGGTGGGCCGGTGGGTCTTGATCTCGTAAAGACCTACGTGCAGGCTGCCGCTGGTTCGATGCTCGACATGCTGGCCGAGGCCGTAGCCGGTAACTCGCCGTTCAACTCCTCGACGGACCTCGACTCGATCAATTCTTGGGTCCTTTCGACCACGAACACGATTGCCGGGATCAACCGCTCGACGAACACCTTCTGGCAGCCACAAGCGAACTCCGCCATCGGCGGTCACTTAACCCCGGCGAAGCTCCTCGTTCCGTACTTCCAGGCGACGTACGGCTATGACGAGCCGAACCTGTTGATCCTGAACAACGCCGATTTTGCGAACTTCGAGTCGGCGTTCACGCAAAATTCCAGTTCTGCGGCTTCGACGACCATCATCCGCGCTTCGGACAATTACGCGGATACGGCCCCGATCCAGACTTCGTTCCGCTACCACATGCGGTTCAAGAACGCGGTCGTGCTCGCGGACCAGCACTTCCCGGCAGGCACGGGGTATTTACTTAATACTAAGTATATCTGGATGGTGTATAACATGGGTTCATATTTCAGAATGACCCCTTGGATTATGCCCTCTAACCAAGATGTCATCACTTCGCGCATTCATCTCATTTGTCAGCTTGGATGCAATAGACCAATCGGTCAAATAGCTCTTACTACACTATCGTAACAGTGGTGGTTGTTGGTAAAATGGAATGATGGAACCTACGCAAATTGATTGGGCACGACTCGCGGCCTTTATTGATGGCGAGGGAACAATCGTCATCAAGTCATATAAGGTCAAATACACCCAACTCTTCATTCGCATCGCCAACACTGACCCGCGCCTTCCAATTTGGTGCAAGGATGTTTTCGGTGGACAGTTGTATGCGAGCGACAGTAATGCAATTCGGAAGAATGGTCGAAGGGTTTACACGTGGGTTTTACAATCTAAAAAGGCTGAGCTAATCCTACGTGGATGCCTACCATATTTCCTATTGAAGAAAGAGCAGGCGGAAATAGCCCTCGTCTATCGCAAGACATTCGATCACGTTAAGGGGCGAACTCCGCTACAGGACCTTACGAATGAAACGAGCCTGCTCCGCCGTCATTACCAAGGAGAATTAAAGCGGCTAAAAAGAGAACTTCCAGAGGAAGCATTTGTCGGAGCACCACTTCCTCCGAACCCAAAGGAAACGATTCAGTAGGACAAGGAGAGTTTCATGGCGATTACAGTATCGGTTCAGCGCACGTTCCCCGGATTTGGGGTATCGAGCCTTCAGTCGATCCAACAGGCGACTGGTATTGCGGTCACTTCCGGCAACACGTATTACGTTCCGGGAACGTCACTCAACAGCGTGGCCGGACTCCTTGTGCCGACCATCACAGCGGGGCGCTTTCGGGTCAAGATTTACAATGGCACCGGCACGACGCCGACCTTGACGAAGCTACAGGTGATGTCCTACGACGGGACGAACTCGGTTGTGATTGCGGACTGGAACTTCGGAACGGCAGTCACGCTTTCCTCGACGAGTTGGTTTGACGCGATGATGGATTTCATCACTGACACGGCTCCCTCGACGACCTCGGGCGGCGCGGTTGGATACCTGATCGGCGGCGCGAGCGCAACTTCCGGAAATGGCGGTATTCAAACGCTCAAGTTCATTCCAACGCTCGGCGGAACGGGACCGGGTTGCACGATGGATATAGAAGTGTTTGGCTTAATTTGATGATAACATAGGGTTTATGAGCGAACTGAAACGCTGCACCCTATGTGAAGAAGAAAAGCCTCTGGAAGAATTTGTGACGCGTGTAGATTCCAAAGGCAAGCGATATTTCACCAGTCCGTGTTTGACTTGCAGTAGGCGCATTCTGAAAACTCGGTACGACGCCATCGGAAGAGAGAAAGCCTTGACGCGGTATCGAGAAAATCGGTTGACCATCTTCAAGATTAGAAAATTGGTCTTGGAGGCTTACGGTAACAAATGCGCGTGCTGCGGTGAAATGGACGAAGCGGCTCTTTGTATTGACCATGCCGATAGGTCTGGAATGGAGCATCGGCGCGGGAGAAGTCAATGGGGAGTTTTGCGAGACATAATGAACGAAGGATTCCCTGATAGGTTCCGACTTCTCTGCTGGAATTGTAATCAAGCAACGCGATACGGAAAGCCGTGCTTCCATGAAAAGTTTAACACGGCGTCTGTCATCCGAGGGCTTGCGTGTTGATTTAGCGGTTACAAGGTTTCTCCACTGGTCGGCAACGAGCCGGGGCAAGGACATAAATACGAATGTCCGGTTCCGGCTCGTACCAGTTTTAGGAGTATGATGGCGGCATGGATTTCGATACTTCGTGCATGTGTTGGGGTTGTTCAGCCTGTTCCGAATGGTGTGAGAATGGCGAATGGAAATGTATCTCTCCCGGACCATATCTGACAATGCGAGAGGATAACCCCAACAGGGAAACGCTCTATTTTTGTGAGAAATGCTATTTACAGTTGATGTTTGATTACGGCGGATAAATGGCAACAACTCCCATTGCACTCTTTTCCGGGTCTCTGATCGGGGACGTAATCGTCCAGGCTCGTGAAACCGTACCAGACATGCCCGCAAGTCTGCCTGCTCCGGTAGCGGCAGTAGCGGTTACGACTCCCGGCACCGGAACTCTTTCGGCAGGAACTTATTTCGTCGAAGTGACCCAGTGGAACCAGTGGGGAGAAACGCTTCCCTCGACCGAATCGACGCAACAGAATGTCCTAGCGACCAATGGAATCCAAATCACTTCGGCCTTACAGGTCGGAGCGACTAAGATTCGAGCGTATCTGACTCAGGTAAACGGATCGTCGGGAACGGAGTCTCAATACGTCGAATCGACCACTTCTCCGTTCACAATTCTGGCGAATCCAGTGCTCGCCGGGTCTCCTCCGGTACGCGGTACGGCATGGCTGCCGGATTCAGATGGTGGATTCATCTCAGCCGGAGCGATTTATCGGTGGCTCAATGCCGGAATTGAACTCATTGCTCGGGGAACGGGCGGGATTCAGGACTATTCGGCTATCGGATCGACGATCAATCAACCTCTTTACCAAATTCCCGGCACCTGGAACTCCATTACGGCGATTTGGTACGACGGCTACTGGATGCAGGGCGGGGATGCCGGAACATTTTGGCGGCGCAACTCGATTACGAGCCAAGTGCTCTCACAGGCTCATATTTCGATCAATGCCGGTAAGACCGTGCTCGAAGTTTACCCGCAACCTGCTCGAACTTCGGTCAATACGACCTTGGCTTCACCCATGCTCGCTACCGATACGACAGCAACCCTCACGAACGCCGGATTCACGCTGCCGTTCGGGTTCGTCTCCATCGGCTCCGAGATCATGGCCTACGCGACAATTAGCGGGAGTAATTTGACCGGGCTAATTCGTGGACTTGGTGGAACGAGCGCCATTGCGCATAGCTCGATGGAAGCGGCAATTGAATGCAACATTGCCTGGATGGGCAAACGGCAATCGAATCAGGTCTATTCTCCAGGTCAATCGACCACTATTCTTCCACTCACTTCCGGATGGGACCAACTACTCGTCCAGTACATTTCCGGGAGAGCCAAGATCGTCGAGCACGACATGCAGACTTTGCAGGCATTCAACGCCGACATGGAAAAGTCGATCAAGGGATGGGCGAAGACGAATGCGGGAGTCGTTCGAAGAAGGCAGGTAGGAGGTCCGAGTGGACCAGTCGTCTACTACCCCGACATTGCGGGCGGGATTTTGATTAACTAATGGCCTATCAACCACAATCGAGCGGACCGTGGCTCAAAGGTCTAGTGGCCTCGAATCAGCCGCTCGCGCAGCCGAAGGGATCATTTCCCCGAGGGTCGAATCTTGTCCTGATGGAACGCGGCGCTCTAACTCCGTGCGACGGATCGGGAATCATCAACTGGTTCTCGGCTGCCGTGCAGTCCAATCGTGGCCGGATGATGGACGAATTCCTGTACGAACCGACCGGAGTAAATCCATATTACCTCGTTCTCGCACAGGCGCTTGATGAGCACCTCGGCGCTCCGCATGTGAATTCCGCCACGGCATCTACTGGTGGAAGTCTCATGTCTGGACAGCAGTATTTCTATGAAGTTACAGCCCTTGATGGGGTTGGCGGAGAGACGCTAGTTTCGAACGAAGTCAGTGCCACTCCAGCAGGAGGAAACCTTTCGGTCACGCTCGTTTGGAATAGGGTGCCAAACGCTTTTGGGTACA